CAGACATTGCGTTTATGTCTTTAACAAGAAAACTTGGCAAAACTGGAATGTTCGGGTTCGTAGAGCCACCACCCTGACCGCCAGCACGATATGAAATGGCGGACTGACCTTTGACTGTCCCATCGCTTACTGCGGATGCCGTCTCACCAACAACCCCACCGGAGACGGAACTCATACCAACATGACCGTTGATGGTCAGTGTATTTTTAACGAAAATCCTGTATCCGTTTGTAAAAAGTATTCCACCGCTTTGAACATCAAGGTTGTTGTAATGCATGTCTGAAGTAATAGTGACAGTAGTGCCAGAAGGGATTACAACATTTCCATCTAAACCAGTTCCATAGATAGCATCATTGCCTTCGCGCGCGACGCTTTTTTCAATTCTAGAAATAGCCATATCACACCTGCGACATATAGTAGACGGTGCCTGCGTTTTGACCAGTTACATCTGTGGTGATTCCAGAAGCCAATGTTTCGGCAGAAGAAACAATGAGTATTACTCCTCCGCCTGCAGGTGCATTTCCTGGTGCCTTGATGTAAGCAGTACCTGACGCAGGACCGCTGATGTAACGAGCGGCAAGGATGATTACACCACCACCTGCTTGTGCAGTTCCTCCAGCGCCTCCACGAAGAAAAGTCGGTCCACCAGATGCTGTAATTGAGTATCCAGTTACTGCTTGATGAGGCACTTGAAAATAAGCGGAACCACCCATATTTGAGTGAGGCGCTGTTGCTGTGAATCCAGTAGCTGAACCGCCAAGTGAGTGAGTAACGGCGGTAGCGGCTGCTCCGCCTTGCTTGATTGAGCCTTCGGTTGAGTATCCAGTTGTAAAACCAATCGTGGAGTCGGTTCCCATAAACTTCAATGTGCCTTTAACGAAGATTCTGTATCCGTTTGGCTGCAGGCGACAACTCGTGTTAATCGTCAAATCGTTGAAGTACATGTCGCGGGTCATTGTGTAGACACTTGCAGATGGAGCCATGCTTAGAACGGTCGTAGTTCCGTCCAGTACGGCATCACCGTCAGCACCTGTTCCGTAGATAGAGTCAACGCTTTCGTTGAAGTAGGCGTTCCAGACTGTTCCGTCCCATTGCCAACTCTTAGAGCCGACAGTATAAATCTGATTTACATACGGAGAAGCAGGAAAAGTAATTGCTGACATCGTCTATTTCCTGTACCCATAGACAGAAACGGTTCCAGTTATTGAACCAGCACTTGGTATCAAAGAAAATCCAGTGCAAACAGTTGCTGAATTATGTCTAATTGCAGAAGTAAGGTTTAGTCTTGTTAAGGTTGCGCTCGCATTACTTACCGCAACTTGCCCAACCAAATTTGTCTCACGACTTAGGTTGGCACCAAAAACATCGTAACTAGCGGAACCACGATAAGCAGCGACACATCCACTTATGTATCCAAAAGTTTCACTTTCATTAGCAGAGTTGTTGAATCCAGCGAATGTACCAGTTCCACTTGAATAATAAGAACCACCAGAAGTGAAGCCATAGTTGCTAGATATGAGACCACCACTATCACGCAATTTAATTTGCAAGTTGCCATTGGTTGTATTCTGAAGCCACTCAATTTCAATACGGTAGTTGTCAAACTCTGAAGAAAAACAACTTGTTGCATCTGCTTGGGTTGAAGAACTGAAAGAAATAGTTTTTATTAACTGTAACCCTGGGGGCGTATCGGTATCCGCAATCATTACCCACGCCCCACCATTCCATACAATAAGATTGTTCGTATCTGTTTCGTAAGCGGTTTGACCAGTCCACGGAGATGACGGATGAGTAGACGAAGTAACTTGCATTGGCGACATGGAACCGCCACCTAGTTCAACCCATGCCGAGTTGTAGTAAATGTAAGTAGAACCAGTAGATGTATCAAACCAAATATCGCCAGCAGATGGTGACGCTGGGGCGGTTGCAGAACTTGTTATTGGAGCACCAGCACCTGTCGCGCCAGTTGCGCCAGTCGCGCCCGTTACGCCAGTAGGACCCGTCGGTCCTGTCGGCCCTGTAACTCCAGTTGGACCAGTAGCACCGATTGGAACTACAAAGTCAAGTACAGCAGCACCAGTGGTTCCGCTGTTGGTTACAGCGCCTGTTGCCCCATCAGTAGTTGTTCCTACCGTTACGGTTGCAGAGACTCCAGTCGGACCTGTTGCGCCAGTTAAGCCTGTCGGACCTGTTGCTCCTGTCGCACCGATGGGTACAACAAAGTCAAGTACTGCGGCACCAGTAGTTCCGCTGTTTGTGACAGCGCCGGTCGCTCCACCACTTGTAGTGCCAACCGAGACTGTCGCAGCAACACCAGTAGGTCCTGTCGCGCCTGTTGCACCAATAGGACCAGATAGGTCTGTATAGATGACAACCCATTTTTCTCCATCCCACTTCCAAGTCTTTCCTGAAAAAGAATGAAGGTCGTTTGTGAGTGGTGAGTTTGGAAAGTCAATAGCCATGGTTAGTACTTAATGATGTAGTTGAGCGCTAGGAATGGGTCCACCGTTGCAAGTGCAGTGTTTGTAAATCCACCGTTGCCTGAATCAAAAGGGGTAATATTGACATCATGTTGGTGATAAGCACTACGACCACCAGAAGTAAAAGGGGCAATATCTGTAGTATGTTGGTGATAAGCACTGCGACCAGTTGATGTTACATTGCCAATATTCACACCGTGCACATGGCCTATCGCATCATAACCTGACACACTATTATTTTCATCATTTATTCCACCAGTTGTTGCTCCAGAACCAGTACCAGTCAGAATGGCACGGTTTGTACCAGCAGTAGCAATTTGAGCGGCTTTGTATGAGTGGGTGTGGCTACCATTAGCAGAATGGTAATGACCATCAGCACCTCCTGAATTTGTGTTTGCTGGGTCAACATCATGAGTATGTCCAGGGTCGTCGTTTCCAGATGTTGTAATTGGTGGGTCTATGGAGTGGGTATGCTCAGTATTGTCGTTTCCAGATGTTGTATTTGGTGGGTCAATAGAGTGAACATGTGTTGGAAGGTTACCTGAAGCAATAACAACGCTTTCAGCGCCACCTGTTGCCGCTAGTGCTCGTGAGGTTAATCCCGTTCCAGCACCTGCCCCTATTGGCATGCGGCTACGCATGTCAGGAACATTGAAAGTAGTTGTTCCATCTCCGCTTCCGTATGTTGTGCCTACTAGTGCCCAGAGGTTTGCGTAGGTTGTCCTGCTTACTGCTGCTCCGTTGCAGAGAAGCCATCCTTCTGGTGAAGTTGCACCCGCATATGGCATTAACCCACCTACTGGAATTAACGGATAACCGCCAGCACTGTTGTCATCAGCAACAGAGATTCCTTCTTTGACTGTAAATCTAGTTCTTGCCATCTTTATTCTTCCTCTGTTGTAGGTGTGCTTGAGACAACAGTCCACGGAATGGCGTTATTGTTTAAATCCCAATTATTCCACGAAACAGGGCGACCCGATTCTGGTGTTACTGGTAACTGAATGGTGTTTTCAAGAGGATAAGAAACAGTAGAAGTGATGTCTCTCATCTCTTGTCTCCAGACGCGCCAATCGTTTTTAATCTCTTCAGAAAGAGGGCAGTCTGGCATTTGTGTCCAGTCTGACTCTTTTAAAAGAACATCACGCATTTCACGAAGCGCTTGAACAAGTTCTTCTTGAGTTATTGCCGATTTGTCTGTAGTGCCTAAAGGCCAACCGTAAATTTGAATTAACATGTTATAAACCTATCAAACTAGAGACGACCTTGACATATGCGCTAGTTGTCGCAGCGTCAGTTACGGTTGCCTGAACAAGAACATTGTCACCACTTATGGAAGTGGAAACGGTTAGCGGAATACGGGTAGTTCCCAACTCAATAACACCGTACTCGGCAAGGGTTGGGGTGGTTCCGTTATGAATTAATAGAATCTTAGACACTGTATATTTTGCACCTTGAGTTACTTGGATGAGAAACTCGCCGCTTCTCGCGACAATTTTACTAAAACTCGTGATGGTTGTTGCGCTATTTGTTGTGAGTGTCGTTTCCTGAGCAGAACCCGAGCCGCCGCCATTTGACTCAACCCAGAACGAGTCGTAGTAAACGAACGTCTTTCCACTATCTGATTCAAACCAAATACTTCCAACTGTCGGGGATGCTGGAGGAGTATCAGAAACAAGAAATACTCCCGTAGCACCAGAAGGGCCAACCGGTCCAACGCCGCCAGTTTCAACCCATTGAATTGCATCTGTGCCAATTTTAATGGCGTTATTGGCAGCAGTACCAACAACGGTTTGAATATAAGTAGTGCCAGCATGGTCACCTGCTTCAACAAGAGTAAAGTCGCCTGCTTCAACTTCGCCAGCAACACTGTTATCAAAGTCTGTTGCGCGAGTGAACTTATATTTAGAACCAGCAGAGCCAAGACTTGTTACGGTGTAAATACCATTTTCAATAGGGTTTGTTCGTCCTGAGAAAAGAACACGGTTACCAACCGTAATCGTTGCTCCACCAACTGCAGAAATAGCACCATTGGCATTTGCTTCAATGTAAGCACCAATACCGTAGCCTTCGCTTTGGTCGGCGGTTCCAGCAAAATAAGTACTTGCACCCATTGTGTCTATAATGGTTTTTACGGTTGCGTGAGCGTTTTGTGCTCCAGCAGGACCCGTTGCGCCGGTTAGACCCGTGGGCCCAGTTGCTCCCGTCGCACCGATACCAGTTGGTCCAGTAACACCAGTTGGTCCGGTAACTCCAGTTGCACCCGTAACTCCAGTAGGGCCGGTTAAACCTGTTGCTCCAGTTGCTCCAATCGGAACCACAAAGTCTAAAATTGCAGCAGCAGATGTTCCGCTATTTACGACAGAACCAGTAGCGCCACCGGTAGTTGTGCCAACAGCGACAGTTGCAGCAGTGCCGGTTGCTCCGGTCAAACCAGTAGGACCGGTAGGACCAGTTAATCCGGTTGCACCAACACCTGTCGGACCAGTAATACCAGTAGGACCAACGACTCCTGTCGGACCTGTCGGACCCGTAATACCAGTGGGGCCTTCTGGACCGACTGGACCAGTTGCGCCCATCGCACCAGTCGCACCGATTGGGAGTACGAAGTCAAGTACTGCAGCGCCGGAAGTTCCACTGTTTGTAACAACACCCGTTGCTCCACTAGTAGTTATTCCTACGGAAACTGTTGCGGCAACTCCGGTTGGACCAGTCGGACCAGTTGCGCCTGTTAATCCTGTTGGACCAGTCGCGCCAGTTAATCCTGTTGGACCAGTTGGTCCGCTTGGCCCAAGTGGTTGTGTTCCGACTTCAACCCACGATGAATCGTAGTAAATAAAAGTCTTACCCGTGTCTGACTCAAACCAAATTTGACCAGCAGAAGGAGAACTTGGAGCAGTGTCGGAGATTGTTGCCCCACCCGCGGCATTGGAGTTAACCCACGCAGTACCATTCCATTGCAGAACCTGATTGGTGGCAACGCTTGTTATTGTTACGTCCGTTAGGTCATCAAGAGAAGCAACTGTTGATGATGTACCAGGAAGGAACTTTGTCCCATTGAATTTAAGCACTTGGTCAGTTGCCGCACCAGAAGTATCCACTTCAATTCCATCAATAAAGAGAGTGGGAACCTTGAAGGTGTCGTCTGTTTTAAGGACGTTTGCTGCGTCACGGTAGAGGTTTACGTCTCCGCCGACCGCTCCGTCGCCCCAGACAAGACGACCGCCACCTTGAATTTGGAGTCTTGCAAAAGTGTCACCGTCTACAAAAATTGTCAACCCATCGGAGCCAGCAGAAGTTAAGTTCCTAATGGCGATAGGGGTTATAAATTTTTGAGCCATGACCTCAGTCGTTTCTCTTGTTAATGCCCCTCAGGGCCAAGCATTAAGCTTTCTTGCCGAATGCTTTGTCGTTTGGATTCAGGTAACGCATGATAACAGGGAGGCCAGCTGCCCAGAGAGCATTTGCTGCCATCTTGACGTCTCCTGTTGAAGCGTAAACTGCCACTGCTGCACCAAGGACGCTTCTTGCGTACGATGCTGCCATTGCTTTTTGTTCTGCTGTAATTTTCATAATTTCCTATCCTGTTACTACGATTGTGTATTGGTTTGCTGTAATTGTTCCCAACAGAACTACAGTGATTGCGTCTGCCGTTCTTGCAGTAACGTCACCGATAACTATTTCTCCGGTTGACTCTTGGAAAATTTGCACAATCACATTAACGTTGCTGAAGTTATGCTTGACTACAGTAGTTGAAGTTCCAACTGAATCTGCAGCACATCCCTGTTTAGCAATACGGGCCAATACGGGTGTCGAGGTGGTTGCCGATTCCGCGGCACCTGGGGTTTCAATACCAAGGTTTTGACGAGCGGTGGCTGCAGTTGAAGCATTGGTACCACCATGTTCTACAGCAACATCTGTGGCTGCCCAAGTACCAGTAGTGATTGTTCCAAGGGTTGTGATTGTGTTTTGACCAATATAACCAGAATCAATATCGATAGCGTCTGAAGAAACAGAGATACGACCGGCTGTTCCTACAGCATTAATCGTTGTTCCATTTTTGGTCAGACCATCTCCGGCAACAAACGAGCCAGCACCAGAAAACTGAACCCAGTTTATGGCGTCTGTGCCCACAGTGATTGGTCCGTTGCTTGAAACTACGAAACCAGAGTCTGCGTTTACGGTACCTTCTTCAACGAACGTGAAGGCCCCACCGGACACTTCACCAGCTCCATCAAAGTCTGTTGCGCGAACCGCAGCACCCGAGACCTGAACAACATAGATGCCGTTTTCGGAAGCCGTACTTTGATTCTTTACAAGAACACGGTCACCAGTAACAAGAGTTACGCCGTCAATTGTGTCGCCGTTTTCTAAACCTGAAGCGAGAAGTACGGCAGTAGTAGTGGCTGCTCTTACTGACTGCTTGACGTCAAGACCCGAACGGGCTGCATCTACATAGGCTTTAGTGGCAGCATGATTATCGTCTGTTGGTGCACTAAACTTTGCCTGACCGTTTCCGTCACGAATAACAAGTCTGTCTGCAGTTGCTTCAGATGTGGCATTGCCTAATTTTGTAAAATCAGCTGCAGTCATTAATCCAGCGCTTGCAGAAGTTGCAAGGTTTGGAGTAATGGTGATTTGACCATTGGATTCAACAATGGTCAGCGAATAGGCTTGCGCTCCACCAGAAACTACACCAGCGGCACCGCCAATTCCGGCAACAACCTTTCGCCACGCGGCAGCGGTTGAATCGTAGATTTTAATAACACCATCGGCGCTATTGAAGTACATTCGACCATCAAAAAGGTCGGTTGATGGGTCGGTTCCGAGAACCTCAAAACTGGCATTAACGAGCTGATTGCGATTAAGGTCAATATTTGTTAAAAATTTTTGTGCCATTTTTCCTCTACCCTATGTGAGATATGCTTTTCCAGAGAATGCCACAGAGAACGTCACCGTAACCTGAGTATTACTATTGTATTGTACCTCACCAAATACATGCGTATCTGCAGAGTCCACGATGGTTACCGAAGGTTTGCCTCCAAGCGTGTGGGTTATGACCCAAGTCGCCGATGCTGCTTGCTGAACAAATTCATATCTTCTCGTATTTCCAGCGCTTGCAGAGAGCCTTACAACAACCTGATTCGGCGCATCCTGGTTGACAACAACCTTATTTGCCGTGTCCTCATTTACTATGACATTGTTGGGGACGTTGCTCACCTAGTTACCTCAGGACTCAAGTTAAACACCCCTTGAAGGACGCGAGAGACGATATTGGTTGTTGATATTATTTCAAGGTCATAAACGCCACTGGTGGTGACGGATGCTGTTGTGGCGGCTGAGATGTTAATTGAAATCTTGTTTACGTCTCCTGGTGAAGGATTTATCACCAAGGCTCCGTTTTGGGTCGTAAGGCTCAGTAGAAAAGTAGAAGAGTCAATAGTTCTTCTAACTTGCATTCTTGCCGAATACCCAGCTAGCGAGAAGGGTTCGAATGTGTTTCCAGTAGGGTCGGCCTCGACATCTGGCTGTTCAATTTCGATTAAGCGCGTAAAAGTTGAGCCCTGTTGACAAGTCATATTATAATTACCAGCCAACATTTGTAACAGTCCTCCAAAAATAAACGCGCTTACTAATTGATTGTATGTTATTATCCCTCATTTTGACCCCAAGTATTGCGCGCCTCGGTGGTATTTTTATTTAAAGAATTGCCAAAAAGGCTTAATGTTTGTAATAAGGTTTCTTTCGTCATGAAAAAACCACAAAAACCAACAATTGCTTTTCTGACTCACGACTGGGCATGGGGAACAGACCCCTTAGAACCGAACGGATGTGCTTGGTACAGATGCAAGCTCCCTTCAGACGAGCTCAATAAGCGTGGATGGTTCTCGGCAGTAGGTTTTCCAGGATTTAACAATACTCAGGGATTCGGAATGCTTGTCGAAGGGGACAGGGCAGTCCATGGCTGGGACATCATAGTTCTTAAGCTTTTAATGCAAAAAGAAGTTCTTGAGTCGATTCCGAAAGCGCAGGCTTTAGGGCAGAAAATTATCGTAGACGTGGATGACTGGTTTGACGGCTTGTCAGAAGCGAACCGCGCCTTCAAAGCAACTGACCCAAAAGAAAATCCTGACTCAAACAGAGAGCTTTATGCTCAAATTATCCTGGCTGCTGATGCTGTAATTACGTCAACTCCGTTCTTGTTTGAGTATTACGGAAAAATCAGAGACAATGTTTTCTTGGTTCGCAACGGTATTGATATAGATAGATGGACGAGAAAACAGCCTAATACGACAAGAAAAACAAAAATCGGTTGGGTTGGCGCAACTCACTGGCGTTCCAACGACCTGGAGCAACTGAATAATTTTTTCGGAAAGTACCTAGAAACCAGAGATGTCTTGTTTCATCATTCAGGCCACAGCGAAACTGCTCCACTGGCTCACGAACTTCTTAAGGTAGACGAAAAAAGAGCAAGCAAAACCTACATGGCATCAATATTGTCGTATCCAGAAATCCTTAAACCCATTGATGTTGGAATAATACCTCTAAATAATATTGAATTTAACCATGCTAAATCTTTTATAAAAGGTTTGGAATACGCTGCTGCAGGCATTCCTTTCGTTTCTTCGTACTCTCCGGAATACCAATACTTGGCTGATGCTGGCGTTGGAAGAATTGCAAAAAACGCAAAAGAGTGGACGTATCACCTAGATGAGCTGCTGGATTTTCATAAACGCCAAGATGAAATACAAGAGAATTACATAAACCTAAAACCTTTTTCAATGGATGCCCGCGGCGACGACTGGGATGCCACAATGAAATTCATCAAGGAAAACCTTTAGTCATGAATGATATTCAGTGGACTTTTGGAATAGTCACAGGATTCGAAGATAATCAAAGACTTGCTGAGATAATTGATTCAATAAGAAATTTGTCTATTCCTGAATATGAAATTCTCCTTATTGGTGGAGATAGCACCGAATTTATTAATTCTAACGAAAACGTAAGGATTGTTTATTTTGACGAATCACAAAAACCTAGATGGATAACCAGAAAAAAGAACATTCTTGCTAACGAAGCAAAGTACGACAATATCGTTTTAATGCACGACTATCACGTTTTTGATAAAGACTGGTATATAAATTTTAAATCTTTTGGTTTGGATTGGGAAATATGTTCATGTCCTCAGTATTTGATTACTGGAGCCAGAAACCCAATGGATTGGTCACTTTGGGACAAGCCAGACCACGGCAGGGCATGGTCTCTCGATTATGACGACTGGTCTCAAACTCAGTACATGTACATCTCTGGCGGATTTTTTATAGTTAAGAAACACGTTCTGCAACAAGAGCCTCTTGATGAATCTCGAGGTTGGAACGAAGAAGAAGATGTTGAATGGTCCATGAGAGTACGCAACAAGTTCCTCATGAAATGTAATGGCGGAAGCGTTGTCAGACACAATAAGTGGCATAGGCATGCCGGTCCGGAGCCTCAATGAAAAGTCAGAAACTGATTATATTTGACCTGGACGGAGTTCTAATAGATTCCCGTGATGTTCATTACGAATCGTTAAACCAAGCCCTGTCTCTAGTTGGGGAAGAATTTGTTATTTCACGTAGTGAACATCTGTCTACTTTTGATGGACTCGGAACCACAAAGAAGCTAGAAATGCTTAGCTCCATGAAAGGGCTTCCAAAAGATTCCCATTCAGAAGTGTGGGAAAACAAACAAAAGTCAACGATTGAGATACTGAGCTTATTGCCCAGAAATGCAAACGCCATAGACATCATGCAAACCCTAAAAGCAGATGGGTGGAAAATAGCGGTTGCTAGCAACGCAATTCGTGAAACAGTAATTACTGCCCTCAATGCAATTGGAGTGCTGCACATGGTTAGCCACATCATGAGCAATGAAGATGTAAAACACCATAAGCCTCATCCAGAAATGTATTGGCAGTGCATGATTAACTGCAGTGCTACTCCGTCTTCAACAATTATCGTCGAAGACTCGCACATAGGAAGAGAGGGAGCGACCGCTTCTGGGGCTCACCTTTATGCAATAAAAGACTCATACAGCCTAGATAAAGAAAGATTATTACGAATGGCATCAGAAATTAATGCAAGCCAGAGAACAAATGTTGCGTGGAAGAACGAAAAGATGAACGTTCTTATTCCTATGGCTGGAGCTGGTTCACGGTTCTCCCAAGCTGGATACACGTTTCCCAAGCCTCTCATCGAGGTTCATGGCAAGCCAATGATTCAGATGGTGGTCGATAACCTTAATATCGATGCCCATTTCATCTTTCTCGTACAGAAAGAGCATTACGAAAAATATAACCTCAAGCAAGTATTGAGTATTATTAAACCTGGATGCGAAATAGTAATTGTTGACGGCATGACAGAAGGGGCAGCATGCACGACCCTTCTCGCTTCTGGTCTTATAGATAATGACGCACCTCTCCTTATGGCAAACTCTGACCAGTTAATCGAGTGGAACAGCAATGAATGCCTATACGCGTTTGATGCAGATGAAATTGACGGCGGAATACTTACGTTTAAAGCAACTCACCCAAAGTGGTCTTATGCAAAAATAGGAGAAGACGGGTTTGTTGATGAAGTTGCTGAAAAAAATCCAATATCAGACAACGCCACAGTAGGTGTTTACTACTGGAAGCATGGCTCAGACTATGTTAAATACGCAAATCAAATGATTGAAAAAAACATAAGAACCAATAACGAGTTCTATGTTTGCCCTGTCTTTAATGAAGCAATTCAAGACGGAAAGAAAATACGAATTAAAGAAGTTTCCGAGATGTGGGGAATCGGAACCCCAGAAGACCTCAACTATTACTTGGAGAATCATAAGTGAAAAAGACAAAAACGGACTACCTGTCCATGCAAAATAAGTATTATGACGAATATGCGAGTCAGTGGTCGCTGTCTTTCAGAGACCCTGTAGTTGGTTCGTACGATGCCCACAATAACTGGTCAGACTATGACACAGTTTTGTTTAAGGACTTTGACACAAACGGTTTAGTTGCTCTTGAATATGGATGTGGTCCAGGACGAAACCTTGTGAAGTTTTCTGACCGTTTTGCAAGAATCGACGGAGTAGACATCTCTGATATCAATATTGAAAAAGCAAAGATAAATCTAGAACATAACAATATTTTTGACTCAAACCTTTACGTCACAAGTGGTGACAATTTGTCAATGATAGAAGAAAATACGTATGACGTTGTTTTTGCTGTTATTTGCTTTCAGCATATTTGTTCTCACGAGATTAGATTTAATATTCTTAAAGATATTTATCGAGTCCTAAAACCAGGAGGAAAGCTTTGCTTCCAAATGGGGCACGGGGGTAAAGACGGAATTCCTACTGCTGGATATTTCGATGACATATTTGATGCGGCAAGCACTAACGGGCATGCGGACGTAAGCATTACAGAAGAAGCAGACATACAAAAGGACCTCGTTGACGAGATTGGGTATACCAACTACAGGTCAGATATCAGAGATACTGGCCCTGGAGACAATCACAGAAACTGGATATGGATTCAGGTTGAAAAATGAAATTGATTGCTCATCGAGGCAACACGTCTGGCCCAAATCCGGAAACAGAAAACACCACCTCAGCAATTGACGAAGCTCTATCTCAAGGTTTTGACTCAGAAATAGATGTATGGATGTTTCATGGAAAGATTTTTCTTGGGCATGATTCTCCTTCTTTTGAGATAGACCCAGAATGGGTAGAAGAGAGAAGACACAAACTCTGGGTCCACTGCAAAAACACTGAAGCTTTAGGGTATTTCGCAGAAAAAGGGTTTAATTGTTTCTTTCACGACATAGACGCGTACACGCTGACGCTCGATGGTTTTGTTTGGGCATATCCAGGCATGCCAGCCGCGGGTAATAAATGCATAGCCGTTATGCCGGAATACGTATCTGACGTGCTGGAATATGATTTGTCAAAATACTTTGGTGTTTGTTCGGACTACGTTGTTGAGTTAAAGGAAAAAAATGATTAAAGAAATAGATTACAGCAAACATTTTGTCATTGGAACCCCTCTGGTTCCGTGGAAGTGTGAGGCCGGAGAGCACTTGGATTGGCTTTCAAACAGGGCTCAAATAATCAAAAAGTTTCCAAACGTTAAATGGTTTGCCGCACTTGAGACAGATGCGCGCGGCGTTGAACCATTCCACGAGGTCATTACCGCACTTCGCGAAGTCAATGGTGATTACTGGACCTACTCAATAAACGACATGCAGGCAGAAGTTACTTCTAGTAATAGATGGATTCGCATAGAAACCGGCCGCAACTTAATTCGAGAATTTGCCCAAAGACACAGGGTCACCTCTGGACACCACTGGGGAGAAGACTGCACCGAAGAAAACCTCGGGGTAGTTAATTATCAAGCAATCCTTTATGTTGACTCAGATATACAGCTAACGGTAGAAATTATTGAAAAAATGCTTGAGGTGGATAGACCTCTGGTTGGGGCAAACGTTGGGGCTTATTGCTTGTCCGGGAAAGTAATAAGTGAAAACCCTCCAATTGAAGAGCACTGGACCACAGCAGGGTGTCTTCTTGTTAATTCTCCAGCTTTTTACGACCTCCCGTGGTTTCATAACTCATACCTAAACCTAAGTGACGACCCTTCGTTTCAATCAATGGCGGAACGCCTGATGATGAGGGTTGGTGTTGAGAATCTTGACACACCATACGGGATGACTTGGGTGAGAAAAGACTTGGATGTTCAACATAAAGGCAGACTAAGCCCTATTGAAGAAAGAAACATTCCCAAGAGGGATATTTAATTGCATACATTATAAATAGCATGATGTAAAATTGTTTCTGTCGGGAGAGGACAGAGATTGAGGATTGGTAAGAGAACAATAAGGCTGCGTCCTAGCGCATGGGTTTTTTTGCCTGTGCTTATTCTTTCGTTTTTTGCTCCTCCGACGTTCAGTTCTAAAGCATCAACAGTTATCACGAATGGCGGATTCAACGGTTCTGACGGCTGGACCATAGTCCAGAACGGTGGAAGCGGAATGGCTTTCAATAGCGCCCTTCAGTTTTCTTATGCAACTGGAGAAGTTAGCCAATCTTTTGCAGTAGAACCGAACGAAACTGTAGAAATCTCGTTTACTGTTGACAACTCAACCACAAACAGTGTTGGTCAAGGGGCGATTGCAGATGCATGGAACGCCTCACTTACCGCTGGGGCAACAGTAGTAAGCGTGGGAAGGTCGACGGCCCACAATCAAGAAGCTTTCACATTGTCACTGAGTGTCCCAACCGGAGTATCTTCTGCGACCTTGAACTTCAGTGGAATGGATAATGGGTTCTGGTCAGGGGTGTACGGACCAATAGTCGACAGCGTTTCGGCCAATATAACGCCAGCCCCCTTTGTTGCTACGGGATACCCAGCAGACCAACAGTGGGAAGCTGTCACTTACGGCGCTGGAAAGTTTGTGGCTGTTGCTTCTTCTGGTAGTGGCAACCGTGTCATGACTTCAACAAATGGTAATTATTGGACATCGCGGACTTCTGCTTCCGACAGCAACTGGCAAGGAATCACCTATGCAGGAAACCAGTTTGTTGCAGTTGGCTCAAATGCGGTGATGACATCGCCTGACGGAATCACATGGACATCAAGAACTGCACCAAACGGAGAGTGGCAAGCTATCACAAACTGTGGTGGTCTTTTTGTTGCTACTGCAACTTGGGGAAGCAACTATATTATGTCCTCAACGAACGGAATTGACTGGACTGTTCGCACCCCATCTACGGCATGGTCGCATGATGCGGTTGCTTGTAGTGCAGAAGTTCCGCGGTTTGTATCTGTGTCAATGTACGGAAGGGGTTGGTCTTCTCCTGATGGAATTACTGGTTGGTCCACACAAAACCCTGGTGCAATAGTCGACATCCGAACAGTTGCGTTTGGTAACGGACGTTTCTCATGGCTTGAATACAGCACAAATTCAGGAAATAGATATGGTGCTTACTCCACAAACGGAGTTAACTGGACCAATACCGCAAGCGCCCCAGCCAATCAGTGGAAATACATAACATATGGTGGAAACAAGTTTATTGCCGTAGCAGAAGGTGGAGTTAATTCACGCTCTGCTTATTCAACCGATGGTGTAAACTGGACTCTCGGTTCCGGCATACCAAACAACTCATGGCAAGGAGTTGCTTATGGGAATGGTAAATATGTTGCTGTAGCAAACTCTGGAACAGGTAACAGAGTGATGACTTCCACTAATGGGCAGTCATGGGAAAGCCTTTCTGTTAGTTACCTTAACCCGGTACAAAATTTAACTGCGACAGCAAACAGTGACGGAAGCGTAAGTCTTGATTGGGATGCTCCAGAGGCAAGTAACACTGAAATATACGGATACTCAATCAACTTTGTTGACTACGACGATGGTGTTGAGCGTGGTGGATGGGGTATCTGGACAGTTGCTGCGAATACGTCTTATTTACTTAATGATTACATGTTTACTGGAAGCAACCCGGTTACTACTGGGTACGGCCCTGTCCGTTTCAAGGTATACGCAATGACTGGTCCGTGTGCAGGTGTTGGTAGCGGTTCCTGTATGTATGGGCCGAGTACTAGTGCGGATGCGGATGTTGTCGAACCAGTTTCATCTACAACTACCAGTAGTAGTACATCAGTAGTGCCCACAACGACCACAAGCACAACAGTAGTTTTCCCATTTATCAATAATACAACAACTACCGAACCAGGTGTTGTTCCTCCTCCTGTTGAAACAATTCCAACAGACAACACCACTGTTTCAATTCCAGAAACAGAAACACCAATTTCACCAACTACTACAACCGTTATTGAAACAATATTTAACCCACCAGTGGAGGTAACCCCAGTTGAGACACCCGCGAGCGAAGGTAACTCCGAAGGTGATGGACCCGCCGCCTCGGTACCACAATATGCCCCAGAACAAGAGACAACAACACAAACGGATGAACCGG